CGTGGTCAGCTTTCAGCACTAGCAAAACCATACATTTTTGAGCCAAACGACAAGATTACTAGAGATGAGCTTAAGTCAGCAGCAGAAAGCATTATGCTTGAGCTAGTTGGACAGCGTGGTATCTATGATTACCTAGTAGTATGTGACGAATCAAATAATACACCAAGTAGAATTGATCGTAACGAACTATACTTAGATATTGCTATTGAACCTACTAAGTCAGTTGAGTTCATTTATATTCCACTAAGATTAAAGAATACAGGAGAGATTGCTGGTCTTGGCAAGTAAGACCAGCAATAACCGGAAATAAATACAATAACGAAATTAGGAGTCTAGAATGGCAATTTCAACATTAACTAAGTTTACTGTACCACTTGATTCAAATCAGAGCAGTGCGTCACAGTCATTACTAATGCCAAAGTTACAGTATCGCTTTAGAGTGATACTACAGAACTTTGGTATAACTACACCAACTACTGAACTAACAAAGCAGGTTATGGATGTAACTCGTCCAACTGTAAACTTTGAAGAAATTACTTTAGATTTATATAACTCTAAAGTTTATCTAGCAGGTAAGCCAGCATGGGAAGCAATTACACTTAACTTACGTGAAGATGTTAATGGTAATGTCCAGAGACTTGTTGGTGAACAGTTACAAAAGCAGTTTGACTTCTACGAACAGAGTTCAGCAGCTAGTGGTATTGATTATAAATTTACTACTGTTATCGAAATACTCGATGGCGGCAATGGTGCTAATACTCCAAATGTTCTAGAAACATTTGAGTTACTAGGTTGCTTTGTGCAGAACGCTAACTATAATGGGTTAAATTATGCTGAGAATACACCAGTAAATATTACATTATCTATAAGATTTGATAATGCAATCCAGTCACCTCAGGGAACTGGAATTGGAACAGCAGTCGGACGAACACTAGGTTCATTAGCAGTAGGATCTGGTACTTAATATAAATCATATCTAGACTTTAAAGAAAAAGAGACCAGCGTAAAAACTGGTCTTTTTTTACGGATATAAATAATACTATGGCAAATAAATTTCAAAAATTCTTAGGTAATATGGCGTTAGGGTTCCTAGCTCCAAAAGGAAATATGGCCGATTTCCAACATGCAGCTAGACTTTATACTGATCATACATTTCGATTAGCTCCAAAAAATAAATTCCTCTATTATGTTGTCTTTAATGTTAACCCTGATGCATTAGATGATATCAGCTTTGAAGATAGGCATCTATTAGAATTAAACTATCTTGTTAAGCAAGCTGACTTACCTAAATATACTTTGAAAACAGAAACACTTAATCAATATAATCGTAAAACAAATGTCTATACTGGTATACAATATGATCCTGTAAATTTAACATTACATGATGATAATAACGGAATTACCAATACCTTGTGGGCACTATATTATGGATACTATTTTGCAGATAGAAATAACGCAGTAGATCCAGATGGGGATATAAATCCAGTAGCATATCGACAAAATTCCTATTCGCCTAAAAATAGAATACCATTTCGATATGGGTTAGATAATGATTCAGATGAACCTTTCTTTAACAGTATTCAACTTTTTACACTTTCTAGACAGCGCTTCTTTAGTTATTTGTTATGTAATCCTAAAATAACAAAATGGGATCATGACGGAGTAGATCAAGCAAGTGGTAACGGCATACTTGAAAATAAAATGACTATAGCATACGACTCTGTAATTTATAATTCAGGAGTAGTAGAAGAAGATGAACCAGCTGGATTTGCAGTATTGCATTACGATAAAACACCTAGTCCGATTGCAGGAGCAGAAATATTACAGAATGGACTAGCTGGAATATTTGGTGATACATTTTCTCTAAACAATTTTGGCGGCGGGTTAGTTGGTGGATTAGTCGGAGGGTTACTTAGTGGATTAGCAGGAGGAATAAGTCCATATACTAATACTGGAAATCGTATGCCTTATGGATACGGTCAACCTTCATTCTTAGGCGGCGGCCGGAATTCTATGAGTGGATTTCAACAGTATGGATTAGGTAATAGCACAGTGCAATTGGCTGCACTAACTGTAGCCGGAGTAGGATTAGCAGCAAATGCAGCAGGAAATGTAATTAGTGGAGTTGGCTCTTTATTTTCATCTTCAACACCTGCTGATCAATCTAGAGAAGTCGAAGCACCAAATGGTCAAGAACCAGCAGCAGAAGATGCATTTAATCCACCTACACCTATCCCTCGCCCAGCAAATTTAGATAACACTCCGTTGCCTACTCGGAGACCACAAGAATTTGCTGCGAAAAATGAAACAGATAATCCAGATAAACCAGAGCCGGGATATTCTGGAGCAAATGGTGAAATTTTAAATGAAGCAGTTAACGGTAAAGGAAAACCAGCGCCCGAAAATGACCTAGAAGCAGATTATATTAAACATCCAGATACAGGATATCCTTCAGCATCACCGCCGTCAGCTGGAGTAGAACAGCAAGGCTCTTACGAATATAAATCTAACGAACAATATGCTCAAGATGTAGGCGGATTTGATTATTAAGGATTAAAAATGGCAAAAACTAACTTACCAACAGATACAACTAATGACAGTGCTGCTAGCACTAAGGATTTTTTTAATTCATATTATACAGAAGGAATAAGCCTTTCATCAAACGATATAGATGCTGCTATTGGGTTTTTTCAATCAAGAGGATTTGATATTAGTGCTGCAAGTGCCGTATCTGCTACACTGCTATCACAATCAAAGATAGAAAAAGTAAATATCTTTAAAATACTAGATACACTTAAAGGTCTTAATAGTTTACAACTAAATCGAATTGTGTCAGAAATATTAAACTATAATAGATTAAATATCAGCACTTTGGGATATAGAGTAGATACATCAGAAAATAATCAGTATGAAACTCGAAATGTAATAGCATAATGGCTAAATTCGCACAAGGAAGATTCTCTCCTAAAAATCCAGAAAAATATGTAGGAACTAAAACTCCTATATATCGTTCTAGTTGGGAATGGACCTTTATGCGAACTTGTGATGAAAATCCTAGTATACAACAGTGGGCAAGTGAATCAATAAAGATACCTTATCGAGATCCTACTACAGGTAAACAAACAATATATGTTCCAGATTTTCTAATAGTTTATGTTGACAAAGATGGAAAGAAACATGCAGAGCTAGTTGAAATAAAACCAGCTAATCAAACTATACTCGAACAAGTTGGAAAGAATTTTGGTAGACAGATGCAGTATGTTAAGAATATGGCTAAGTGGGAAGCTGCTAGAGCATACGCTAAACAGATGAACATAACTTTCCGAATAATAAATGAGAATGATTTGTTTCATCAAGGTAAGAAAAGATAATAAGTAAATCATGAGCAATAAACTAGAAGAACTATTAAATCTTCCTGAACATAGAGAAGCTATGAAAGAAGTTGAAAAAGAGATCAAAGCAGCTTCTAAAGAACTAGTTAAACAGGAAGAGATTGAACAGACACTAAGAGAGTTTGATAAAGTTAACTTAGCGTTGCCTACAGTTGAGGGACTTGGTTTCGCTAGTGATAAAGAGTTTGACGACTTAGCCGAACGAGCGACTAAAGCATACGAAGATCTTATGGATCTAGGTATGAATGTAGAAATGCGTTATAGCAGTAAAATATTTGAAACTGCTGCCGGAATGCTAAAAAACGCTATTGATGCTAAAGCAGCTAAAATAGATAAGAAGCTACGGATAGTAGATCTACAGCTAAGGAAACAGAAACTTGAATTTGATAAGAGCGGCAAAGGCAACGATGATAGTAACACACTAAATGTTACAGACTACGTTGTAACTGATCGCAACAGCCTAATTGAGAAACTAAAAAAGATAGATAAATAATTCATAGGAATCACAACCATGAAGACTTTCAAAGATTACATTACAAAGAAAACATACGACTTTAAGATTAAAGTCGCTGGAGAATTGCCTTTTAAGTTTGAATCAGTTTTAAAAACATCATTAGAGAAGTATGGTGTTGCTAGTTTAACTACAAGCAAAACTCCTATACAAAAATTGCCTCTAGACT